AGCTACGGGCTCCTGCAGTACCCGCACGACTCCCATATCCGGGCGGTCGCGCAGGGCGGGAACATGGTGCGCGGTCGGACGATCACGCGCCTGTTCATGGACGAGTCAGAGTTCCAGCCCGAGGCGCGCGACGCGTTCGTCGCGGCGCTCCCGCTGGTCGAGAAGAAGGCCCAGATCGTCATCGCGTCGACCGCGCACGAGCCCGACGGGCTCCTCGCGACGATGTGTAAGGAGATCGGGTTCTACCGGTTCGGAACGTAACTTCCGTGCCCCGGGCAAGACGTGCTGACAGAACACTCGGCGCGGTTCATCCCGCGACGGGAACTATGGCTGAGCGCCCGCTTTGTGCCTACAGGCAGACGGGCCAGCAGGTGGCTGTAGACGCCCAGCGCTGAGCCCGGTGCGCGGATCCATGGAGGAGTCCGTGCTGCTGTCGGTGAAGCAGGCGCTGTTCACGTACCGGCTCGCGCAGCTGATCGTGTGGATCACGGAGGAGGCGAAGCTCCTCGTGACGATGCGCGAGGGCTACGTGGGCGACACCGACGCGGCCGACGGCGACCACGACGGCCCGCACAAGCGGGGCGGGCTCCACTACATGGGGCTCGCCGTGGACCTGATGTTGTACCGCAAGCCTGACGGCGTCCCGCTGACGGACGGGGGCGCGCCGGAATGGCGGGCGGTGGGCGAGAAGTGGGAGTCGATGGGCGGGACATGGGGCGGCCGCTTCGGCGACGCGAACCATTTCTCGTGGGCGCACGCGGGCAAGAAGTGATCCGAAAGGACTTCCGGTACCGCAAGCACCGCATCACGGTGCTGCTGCACGACTCGGTGACCGCGCTGCGACGCTCGACCGAGACCCCGGACTCGTTCGCGACCTATGAAACGATGGGGAAGACGCGCGCCGGTGGCATCCACGGCCAGATCGACCTCGCGCGGGGCCGTCTCCGGCTCGATTACGTCGCGCACGAGGTCTTCCACGCGGTCTGGGCCCTCGCAAAGCACGAAAACGGGGCCGTCTGCGCCGCCGACGAAGAGAAAATGGCGTACGCGCTCGATGATTTGATCCTCCGGGTCTGGAAATGGCTCCTGAAGGTCGCTCCGGCGGCCGAGAGCGACGCGTAACCGACCCGGAATGGGTCGGATCGAACCCAAAACGGGTAGGAGAAGGCCGCGTGAACGAGAAAAAGGTCGGCTGGGGCGGTGTCGCGCTCGCTGGGGCGCTGTTTTTGCTCAGTTTTCTCGGTTTAGCGATCGTCGCAAAGAACGAGTACGAGAAAACGATCGCGGTGCAGGACAAAAAGGCCGCCGAGGCCGTGAAACCGCCCCCGACGCCGTGTCTGGCGGTGTTTCACCCGGCCGAGGGTCCGGTCTACGTCTCCGGGTACGCGTTCGTCGACGACTTCGGGACCCTGTTCATCGGCGCGAGCCTCCAGCTCATGCTGAACATCCGCGCCGACCGCTCGATCGTCGGTCCCGGCGTCATGGTGATCCCGTCCGGCCAGTGGGCGGCCGTTTTCTCGCTCGACCCGCGCGCCTGCGGGCCCGGACTGCCCCCGATCGACGACGCCGACAAGACCGCGCGCGAGGTGACGTTCTGACGGCACCCGCCGGGCCTCCGCCGCGGATGTCGGTGCTGAAGGCGTACCCGAGTCCGCGCGGTTTCTGGATCGTCCCCGTCCACTACTCGCACGACCCCGAGAAGGCGACCCCGGAGTGGTTCGCGGACGCGAAGAGCGCCTACGTGCGCGAGTCGAAGCTCGCGGACGCCGACGCGTCGTGGGACAAGGAGATGGAGATCGCCTTCGAGGCGAAGATCGGCTCCGCGGTCTACACGGCCTACCAGCGCGAGAAGCACCTCCGGACCGGGCTCCTGCACGACCCACGGATCCCGCTCCTGTTGTCGGTGGACTTCAACGTGTCCCCCATGATCTGGATCGTCGCGCAGATGCGCGCGGGGAACCTCTACGTCATCGACGAGATCGCTCAGGCCCCGGCCTCGGTCGCGTCGATGGTGCAGGAGTTTCGCAACCGCTACTCGGATCAGCTCGCTCCGGTTGAAATCTACGGAGACGCGACGGGTAACAGCGCTTCGGCGCAGACCGCGCGCTCGTACTACGAGCTGATGGCGATCGAGCTGAAGGGTTACCCGGCGCCGATCCATTGGCGTGTCCCGGTCGCGAACCCGCGCGTCGTCAACCGCGTGAACGCGGTGAACCTGTGGCTGTCGAATCCAGATAACACGGGCGCGATCGCGATCGACGCCGACAAGTGCCCGGAGCTGGTCGCCGACATGGCGCAGGTCGTCTGGAGCCAGACCGCGAAGAAGCAAGAGATCCTGAAGATTTTCGATCCCGCGAAAGAGTACAGCCGCCGCACGCACGCCTCCGACGCGCTCGGCTACCTGATCTGGAGGCTGCGCCCCGCGGAGGGCGCTGCGACGCGGATGGAAGCGCGCGGACGCGTGAAGCCGCGCAAGCAACCCAAGCACTGGCTGGGGAGGATGTAAATGGCGACGGTCTATGGTGGCAAGGGCGAGAGCGTCACGGCGACGATCGCGAACGGCGGAACCAGCTCGGACGTGGTCGACCTTTGGGGAACCGCGAGCGGTGCGTCGTATTCGGCCGGCCCGCGCAACATCACGGTGATCGCGCCCGCCGCGTTCACCGGTACGGTGACGGCCGAGTCCTCGACCGACGAGGCGTTCACGAACGCCGTAGCGATCCGGACGCCGGGCGGCACAGACATCGCGATCGCGGCCGACAAGGCGACGATCTTCCCGGTCCCGTTCGGGGCCCGGTGGCTGCGATTCACGTCGAGCATGGCCGAGGCCGCCGCGCGCGACCTCGTCTGCTACGTGTCCCGCGCCTGATGCTGCTCCATACGAGCGAGGATCGGTGGCAGGCCGCGGAGCTGGCCTCACTCGGTCGCTGTTTCATGTGTGGTCGACGCGACAGCGTGCTCGACCTGCCCAACGCGATGTCGCCCGAGTTCAAGGCCTGCCCGGCCTGCGTCGAGCGTCACGGCAAGACGAAGCTGGAGCGCGAGGCCGACGAGCTGCTCGCGTCCCTGAGCGACCCGATGAAGCGTCGCCAGTTCGCGAACGAGATCAAACAAGAGCGCCGGTACTACTGTGCCCGTTGCAAGAGCGAGCTGCTCGTGACGGCGAACGGTGAGGTCGGCCAACTGTGCAACGCCTGCTGGGGAGCGGTGGTCGAGGCGCTGAAGGACGGCCGATGAGCATGTTGCCCGAAGAGGTCGCAATCGCCGAAGACGGCGCCGCGGAGTTCCCGGACGATACCGCGATCAGCGGGCCCGGGCAGCCCGACGAGCGCTCGATCGAGGCGATCGCTGCGCTCCTGAAGTCGAACAAGTCGCTCGCCAACAAGATCGTCTCGCGCGTGAAGTCGCGTAAGGAGCTGTCCGAGCGCCACATGGCGCAGCGGTTCCCGAACTGGATCGAGGTCGACACGTACGCCAACGGGCTCGTGAACCCCGACCAGCTCGCCAAGAAGGGCGACGGCAACTCGAACACGGCGATCAAAGAGGCGCCGTGGGAGCGGCCGGTCGTGATCCCGATCTCGGCCGCGCTCATGGACGTCCGCCGTACGCAGCTCTACTCGCTGCTCTCGCGGCGCAAGATCGAGTACGAGGGTCGCGGGCCCGAGGACGTGAAGCCGGCGAAGCTGATGACCGCCGCCGCGTCCTACTCGCTCGACATGATGGGCTGGAAGCGGGTCCTCTGGGGCCTCATCAAGGACATCGAGCGCTACGGTGTCGCGATCGCGTACGACCAGTGGGACGAGGAGCCGGGCTGGGTCTACGGCCCGCCCCCGATCCAGCAGCTCATGGAGCTGGCGGCCGCGTCCGGCGACCCGGCCCTGATTGCCAAGGTCGGCATGATCCCGCAGATGTTCCCGGCGCTGAACGAGCCTGAGAAGAAGTGGGGCACGAAGAAAGAGTTCGTGCGCTGGATCAACATCGACCCGTACTACTACTACGGCGACCCGCGCGTCCCCATCTGGGACGTGCAGGCCGCGGAGTTTCAGGGCCACCACACCGACCGCTCCCAGATGTACCTCGAAGAGCGGCGCATGGAGCGCGGCGGCCCGTTCATCAACGTCGACGAGGCGAAGAAGGCCGGCGGGCGCCGGTCCGGGCGCGCCCGCGAGGCGACCGGAAAGTCCTACAACCGGCCCATGCGTCCCACGCAGGACGCCATGACCGCGGCCGGATCGCGCGCGGACGACAAAGACGCGCAGATGCACTCGCTAGACAACTTCCAGATCAAGATCCTTCCGAAGGAATGGGGGCTGCCCGGTGGCGACGACCCGGAAATCTGGTGGTTCACGCTGTGTGATGACGCCGTTATCGTGCGCTGCCACCCCAACGCCTACGACCACGGCGAGTTCACGTACTCGGTCGGACAGGCGGACCACGATCCGCACACGCTGTGGGTGCCCGGTAGCGCGGAACTTCTCCTCCCGTCCCAGCGCCTGATCAACTGGCTCGGGAACTCGCACTACGAGAACGCCCGGAAGATTCTCAACAACCAGTTCATCTACGACCACACGCTCGTCGAGGAGGACGACCTCCTGAACCCGGGACCGATGTGGCACATCCGGCTCTCGAAGGAGGGCCGCGAGGCGCTCGCGGGCGGGCGCTCGATCGAGTCCTTCATCCACCAGATGCAGGTGACCGACGTGACGAAGGGCCACTTCGAGTCGATCCGGTTCCTGATCGAGATGCTGCAGCGGCAGATGGCCGCGAACGACCCCGCGCAGGGTGTCCCAACCGACGACAAGCGGACGCTGGGCGAGGTGCAGGCGATCATGGCGTCCTCGAACCAGCGCCTCGGCATGGCCGCGCAGGTCACGGACGAGATGATGCTGATGCCGCTCGCGCAGCGGCTCGCGCAGAACATCCAGCAGTTCATGACGCAGGAGGCCTACTTCAAGGTCACCGGCGACCTCGCCTCCGAGGGAGAGATGGACGCGGCGGGCTCGCCGCTCGGGCGCATCCTGATCTCGCGCCCGCAGCTGATGGGGAACTTCGACTACACGCCGATCACGTCGATGGTGCCGGACGACCCGACCAATTCGATGGACTTCTGGCAGCAGATTTTCCAGACCGTCCTTTCGTCGGGGCTTATGCAGATCCCGCGCGCGGACGGGCGGATCATGGACGTGTGGAAGTTGTTCGAGATCATTCTCACGACCGGCGGCGTCAAGAACATCAACGACCTGTTTCAGGCCCAGCCCGCGATGCCCGGCATGATGCCCGGCATGAGCGGCGGCCCGGGCGTGCAGGTCGCGCCGGACGCCGCGGTCCAGCAGGCCGTGCAGGCCGGCAACCTCGTCCCGGTCCAGTAATCGCAGGAGGAGCACATGGCCAACGTCACGAACGCGGACCGCGTCGCGAAGCTGTCCGAAGACCTCAAGGAGGCGCGCATCGCCTCCGACCTCTGGCGCCGCATGAGCGACCCGGAGCGTGTCCAGTACCTCGTGAAGGTGCTGCGCGCCGTGCAGGCGCGCGCGGGACGCGCGGCGGGCGCCGATGCGCGGCCGGAGTTCATCCTCGGGGGCCTCGTCGAGCTGGTATCGAACGCGCTGACCGCGGTCGCGGCGTTCGAGACCGCCGAGGACCTCAAGGACCGTATCGCGAAACTGAGTGATTGACGCCGATCTCCGAATTTTCGGGGAAGCGTTCTGAGGAGAGAGCACCATGTCTGATGAAGTCGCCCCCGGGTCGATCGACGACCTGATGGCCGACGGACCCGCCAGCGAGCCCGCAGGGGCCGACGTCGACGGGGCCGAGCCGGAAGTCGCAACAGAGTCGGAGGCGGAACCCGAACAAGAGCAGAGCGCGGACACCGACGCCCCGCAGGCAGCCCCCAAGGCCCAGCCCGCGGCCGCGGCGCCGGCCCAAACGAAACTCAAGTTCAAGGGACGGGAGTTCAGTCACGAAGAGCTGGTACAGGATCCACGGATCCTGAACGCGCTCGTTCAGACCAGCGAACAGTTCCCGGCCCTCCAGCGAAAGTACGTCGAGCTGCTCGAAAGGCTGGAGCAGGGAGGCGGACGGCAGAGCGTGCCTGAGACGCCGCGAGGGCGTCAGGAGCAGCCCGCCGACGCGGCCCCTGTCAATCCGGCGGTTCTACAGGCCGGCGTGCGCGCAAAGTACCTCGACACGGCCCGACAGCTGGCCTCCCAAGGGTTCATCGAGAAGGACCTCGTCGAGGACTACCCGGACTTCGTTGCGAACATCCTTGGCGCATTGGAGCGCCTCTCGCAGGTTGAGCGCGGGCTGGTCGGCTTCTGGCAATCGTCGCAGGGCGAGCGCGAGCAGCAGATCCGTCAGAGCTACGAGCGGGAGTTCTACTCCAACCTCGATGCGGTCGCCGCTCGCGGCGGCATGTTCGAGGGCCTCAAGGACGACAACGTTCGGGGCGAGTTCATTCAGTACCTTCGTACCATCGACGCGCCAGCGAGCGAGGCAAAGAAACAAGAGTTCCTGATGGGACAGTTCTTGGCCTACTCGCGAGACGCAATTCTGGCAGCGCAAGAGGCGGCAGCCTCGCGCGCCGCCGCCGAGAGCACGCAGCGCAGGCGCATGGCCCGCGGAGAGGGACCGGCCCGACGGCCGTCAGGACCTCCACCGGGCGGCCCAGCGGAGGCTCCGACGGTCGGCTCGATCGAGGACCTGCTCAGCGGGCGCTAGCCGCACAAGTAGGAGTACACCATGGCCGTAGCTGGCCTGCGCGGTACGGGAACGTGGAGCGCCGACGAGCGTCCCACCAACTACCGCGAAACCATCCTGTATCTCAACCCCAACACCAAGGCGACCCTCACGGCTCTCCTCGGGAAGTTGAAGGAGGAGGTCACCGACGACCCCGAGTTCAACATCTTCCTGAAGGAGCTGCCGCTGCAGCGCGCCATCGTGAGCGGGACCCAGACGAGCGGTGACACCACCATCGAGCTGGCGACCGCGGCCCACAACACCCTCTTCAAGCCCGGCCACGTTGTCATGAACGAGCGGACACAGGAGATTGTTTGGGTTGTTTCCGCCGCGACCTCGGGACAGATCGAGGTCATCCGCGCCAAGGGCGGCACGTCCGCGGCGCAGTGGAACGACGGCGACGGGCTCCTGATCATCGGATCGGCCCACCCGGAAGGCGCCGAGGCGCCGGACGCGATTCTCTACGACCCCACGGTGGTCACCAACTACACGCAGATCTTCCGCAACGCCGTCCACCTGACGCGTACCGCGCGCAACACGCGCTACCGCACGGGCGACGCGCTGCGCGAGGCGCGGCGTGAGGCGCTGGAGCTGCACGGGATCGAGATGGAGAAGGCGTTCTTCTGGGGCGGCATCGAGGAGTCGACGTCTTCGGGCGGCGGCACGACCTCGACCCCCAAGCGCACCACCAAGGGCATCTACCGGTACCTCTCCACCAACGTCACCGACTTCGCGGGAAGCGTGACGATGGACACGTGGGAGAACTTCCTCGAAGACGTGTTCGAGAACGGTTCGAGCGAGAAGATGTGCTTCCTCGGTAACCGCGCCCTCAACGTCATCAACAAGCTCGCCCGCAACCACGGCACGATCAACATCGTCCCGTCGTCCGAGACCTTCGGTCTCACGATCATGCAGTACCAGACGCCGTTCGGGGTCCTGTACCTGAAGCAGCACCCGCTGTTCAGCAACAACGCCTCGTTCAACGACTGGGGCTTCGTGCTCGACCTGCAGAAGCTGGTCTACCGTCCCCTCGTGGACGCCGACACCAAGTACCTCACCAACCGCGCCGAGAACGGCGAGGACGGGATCCGCGAGGAGTACCTCACGGAGGCCGGTCTGGAGCTGCAGTTCGAGGCGTGTCACGGCGTGTTCAAGGACGCGACGGCCTTCGCTGCGTAGTTTTGCTGGGGCGCGGCCGAGAGGACCGCTGACGCGCTCGTTCGCGCCCCTTCTTTCGTTCATGGCGTCAGCCGCACAAGGATTTCACAATGGCTCTGACCGTCGCCATCAACCGTAAGCTGCAGGGCAAGGGCAACTCGCTCGCCGGCTACAAGATCGTCCTCGGAACCATCACCTTCGACTCCTCGTACCCGACCGGCGGTGAGGCCATCGCGGCCTCCGACTTCGGGCTGACGGCGATCGAGGCGATGTTCTTCTCCTCGGACGTTCTCGCCGCGACGACCGCCCTCTCCGTCCTGTCCTATGACCGCACGACCGGCAAGGTCCGCGCGTTCGGTTCCAACGGCGCCGCCCCGGCGCAGCTCGTCGAGATCGCGAACACGACCGACCTGTCTGCCCAGATCAGTCGCGTCGTGGTGTTCGGCTACTAGTTCGTTCGGGAGGGGGGCATCTCGCCCCCCTCTAGTTTTCGCCCGGGCCGTGGGCTGCGAGGCTGGCGGCGGGCGAGGAGCACAACATGGCGTTGTATCGTTTCACCTGTCGGCGCTTCCCGTCCCTTCGTCTGCACGCTCACAAGATCGAAAAGAACCACATGGTGGAGTTCGAGGAGAAGCAGTTCGAGACGGACGACGAGCGGGAGCGCGACTTTCTGCGTGCCCACGAGTGGTACGGTGGTTTCATTCGCGAGATCGGGGTTCACGACCAGTTCAAGAACGCACTGCAGCTGACGATTCCGGCGAACGCGACGCTCGACGACATCAAGGAGGCCATGCTGGTCGCCCAGATGCGGTCCGAGGGGTTGCCGACGCAGCGTCCGCAGCAGGCCGAGCGGAACGATGAGATCCCGGCGCTGAGCGCGTCGGAAGACATCGAGCAGCTCGTCGAGGACGCGCCACCGCCGTTCGGCGAGGGCGACAAAGAGGTCAACGTGACCCGGGGCGCGAAGGGCACCGGCCCGCGCCAACGGCGCGCGAAGGGTCTGTAATGCCCCCGAGAGTTGGCAACCGGGCTTCCGAGTCCGACTACAAGAACTACTCTCCCAAGGAGGTCCTGTTCGGCCCCGAGGCCGATCGTCGGCGCAAGCGGACGGACAAACAGGTCCTCTCGGAGTCTCGTTCTCGCGTCGGGAAGGGCGAGATCGGCCAACCGGCCGGTCAGGCTCCGACACCGAAGCCGACACCAGCGCCCGACGGTCTCCCGCCGACTCCGAAGGAGCGGAAGGGTGTCCCGGGCGCTCCGATGGTGGACTTCGAAAAGAAGGTCACCGGCTAAGAGGTTTTCATGGCAAACATCGCAAAGCTGATCACTGGCACCCGCGTCGAGTCCGCCTCCAAGAGTGGCGGCAAGGCCGACGGCGGCGTCGCGCCCGGGAAGAAAGAGGCCCCCGCAAAGGGCAAGATGACTCCCGCGCGCTCCAAGTCCGGCTACGCCGGAAAGTACTAGTCCTCTGCGCCGGCCGCTGCCGCCCGTCTAGACCGCTCCTCCGGGCGGCGCGGGGGCGGTCGGCGCTTTTTCGTCGAGGCACCTGATGGCAACACTCTCCGCTACGCGGACCGACATCCGTACGTGGCTCGGCGCGACCGGCGACCTGCTCGACGCGACGATCGATCAAGCGATCAACGACGTCGTTCACGAGATCACGGCGAAGTACGACACGCCGTACAACTACGTGATGGACGCCGAGACGTCGACGACGAACCCGACGTTCGCGCCGGCCGCGCTGTCGACCGTTGCCGGCACCCGCCGGTACGATCTGCCGACCGGGTTCGGTCGCCCGCTCCGGGCGTCCGTCCTGTCGGTGTCCGACAGCGTCAGCCGCGTGCCGCTGATCTTCGTTTCGTCGCGCGAAGAGTGGGGCGACCTGTTTCCCGACCCGTCCAACTCGGCCTCCCGCGGGGCGCCGACGCATTGGGCGATTTTTGACGACAAGATCCACATCGGGCCGACGCCCGACGCGGTCTACACGATTTACCGCGAGTACTACCGCATCATCCCCGCGATCTCGTCCGCGAGCGACGAGCTGGAGATCATGCGTGACTGGCCGCAGCTCATTCGTTGGGGTGCGCTCTCGCAGCTCTCGGTCTTCATCTTCGAGGACACGCGGGTCGAGATGTTCTTCAACAAGTACCGGCAGGAGCTGGCCGACTTCCTCCGGGTCACGAAGGACCGCACGACGCAGGCGCGGCGTCCCGTGAGCCGCAGCTACGGCGCGATCCGGCCGACCGAGTCGACGCTCGTCTAATGGCCGTCACGTCGGCATCGCGCAATCCCTACATCACGATCCCGGTCCCCATCGGCGGGGTCCGGGTCGACGTCCCGTACTGGAAGGCCGACCCGACGATGCTGTCGGAGTCGAAGAACATGGTCCTGCGGGACAACATGCTCTGCCTCCGGCCGGGACTCGTAATCTCGCAGAACCTGAACGAGTCGCTCGCGACCGACCCGGACACGCTGCTGGCGACCGCGGCCTACACGCGCGCGGCCGGCACGTTCGAGCAAGTGGTATGGTACACGGTGGGCGGCGCAGGCCGCCTCACGTACCACACCGGCGGCTGGAACGACGCCGTGACGCCGGCCGCAGGCTCCGGCGCCATCGTGGGCCCGATCTCGTGGCGCGTCTATCCGAAGTCGGACGGCGCAAACATGGAGAACTGGCTCGTCTGGTGCAACGGCGCCGCCGGTGTCGCGATCTCGGCGTGGGACTCGGAGTCGAGCGCGGCGACCTACGCGGTCGTCGCGAACGCGCCGGCCGCGAACGCGATCATGATCCTCGCGGGCCGACTGCTCGCGTTTGGGTTCCCGCGCGTCGGTGACGATGGGCCCTGCGCGTTCCGCGTGTCCGACCAGAACGACTTCGCGGCCGGCTGGGCGACGCCGCAGCAGGAAGGCCAGATCATCGACACGCCGGGCGACATCGTCGCGGCGCTGGAGGCCGGCCTGCTGCGCGGCCATGTCTACAAGACGGACTCGATCTATATCTTCTCGGCCGGCTCGTCTACCGACGCGCCGTTCACGATCGAGCTGGGCCCGGTCGGGATCGAGGGCCCGATCAACCGCGTGGCGCTCTGCGCCGACACGCAGGGCATCCACTACTGGGTCTCGCAGACCCTCGACCTGTGGATGTTCGATGGGGTGAACGCGAAGATCGTTACGCCCGCGTTCAAGGCGCTGGCCCGCTCGCTGCGCGGGTCGAGCCGCGACGCCGGCTCCTACGCCACGATCGACGCTACGACCGTGAGCATGGCGCTCGATCGCGCCAACAACGAGTTGGTCGTCGTCCTCGGGTACTACGTTGGCGCGAGTACGAACCCGGGCATCGGGATCCGGGTCGCGCTGGACGGGTTCTCGCTGTGGCCGATGGAGTGGCCCGAGCACCTGATCAGTATCACGTCGTTCCCGCCCGGCCCCGTGTCGCAGGATACGACGATCGGAGCCATCGCGACGTCGGGCGACGCGATCGCCTCACACTACGTCTACGCGGAGTGGTTCTATACCGGCGTCACAAGCCGCACCGACACGTCGAGTGATCTCGGTGCGCTCGATACGGATCAGTACGAGGGCTACGCGAACCGACAGTACGACGAGACCCGCATCGATGCCGGCGGCGGCGCTTACGACGACGACCAACTGGCGATCAGCGGCGTGTTTCGGTTCTCCAGCCTCAAAGCGAACGACGACAAGGCTCAGGCCTTTGTCGTGACGCTCGTGCAGGTAGACCAGCTCGCGCTGGGCGGCGGGCCCGCCAACACGCAGGGCGTAACCATCTACGGCGACCCGTCCGACAAGACGGCGACCGCGTGGAGTACCGGCGCACGCGTAACGACAGAGGGCTTCGCCGAGCTGCGATTCACGATCGCGTCGAACCCCGGTACCGCAGACGCGCCGCTCTGGCCCGCTACGAACCAGTGCGCGTTCTTCGCGGGCGGACGCGTCTACGTCGCGCCGCGGTACAGGGTCTAGGCCATGACGACGCCGGTACGGCCGTCCGCGGTCCTACCGAAGCCGCCGACGGGCATGGGCTCGTGGGCCTTCGACATCACGCGCGCGGTCGAGAAGCTGTATCGCGAGATCGCTGTCCGTGAGAACACGACCCACCTCAAGGGATTGGCCGCGAACCGGCCGGACGCGATCGGTGGCAAGCGGTGGTGGTTCGACACGGACGATCCGGCCGATCCGCACCTGTACTACGACGAGGAGTCGGCGTGGTGGGAGGTCGGGATCGTCCCGTCGTTCGCGACGGGGTTTGTCGCGTTGCAGGCAACGACGCCCGGCACCCAGCAGACCGGCAACTGGAACGTCAGCGGCAGCGGCATCCTCGGCGGCAACCTCACGACCAACGCCGCCATCATCATCGACACGCCCGCAAACGTCGACGCGTATATTCTGTTCGCGGGCGACGAAAACTGGGTCGCTGGGTACGACGACTCGCTGAACAGCTTCTCGATCTCGAACGGCGTCATACCGGGCTCGTCGCAGTACCTCCGAATCGACACGAACGGAAACTTCATGCCCGGCGCCGGTGCGCTCGGCACGAGTGCGACCGACGGGTTCCTGTACGTCCCGTCGACGGCCGGCGTCCCGGCCGGCACGCCGACGACGTACGCGGGCTGGCTCCCGGTCACGGTCGACGACACGAACTTCCGGTTCTACTTCTATGCCGGCGGGGCGTGGCGGTCGGCGTCCGGTGCAGCGGTACCCGCGGCGGCCGGCATCGTCTACACGGACGGCGCGACGCTGCTCACGGACATCGGGTTCTCGTACGACGCCGTGAACAATCGCGTCCTCATCAGCGATACGGCGACGGCGCCCGTCACGGACCTCCATATTCGCAAGGCCGCCGCCGGGTCGAACGTTACGGCCTACATCCAGAATTCGAGCAACTCGGCCAACTCGTACGCGCGACTCTCGATCCAGACAGAGGTGGCCTCCGGCGACTCCGACCCGTTTATTGAATGGATCATCGGCGGCGCGTCGTGGTGGACGATGGGTATCGACAACTCGGCCAGCGACAATCTTGTGCTGACGCGAGGAACCGCCGCGAGCGTCACTAGTAACCAGCTGCTCAGCTTCACGAACAGCAACTCGTTTTCTGAGTTCTCTTTCGTCCAGACCGGGCATCGGACGACGCTTCGCTACCCGGCCTCCGGTGCGAGCGGTATCGGGGTCCCGTCGGCGGGCGCGATCTCGGCCGGGATGAAGATCGAGCTGTACCCCGACTACGGCGGGAGCAACGTCGGGTTCGGCATTGGGATCGCGTCCGGACTGTTCTGGTTCTCGCTCGGCGGC